ACAAAAAAGTCAAGAAGATAATTCCGTTACTCTTGTACAAAAAAAACATGGTGATTTTGATTATGAATACATAGCGGTTCGAACATGATTTGGAGTTTATTTTGGTTATTAATCATACCTATTAAAGTATGGATAGCGTTTCATATTTTAGTCATGGTATACAAAATGTGGCTGGGGGCTATATGAGTAAGTTTGGAGATTGGGTTTATGACGGCACAGTGGAGGATGAGCCAAAAGATTTTGGTACTAAGGTATATAATGAATTGCTAGATATTTATGAAAATAATGATTTGCAAGTGGAAGATGTTTATAATGATAAACCAGAATGGTATAATGGTATAATGGTAGGTAAACCTCTTTGTGAAATGGTTAATGTTTATAATGCTGTTAAGAAATCAAATGATAGATATTATGACCAAGAATTTGAAGGTAACCATGTGGCGGCTGCAGAAGCTAAAAAAGAATCAAATTATTATAAAGAATTCTTGGATAGCACAGAGTGCCCTAAGTACCCAGGATTTTAATATGAGTAAATTAGAAAAAATACTAATATACTCTTTGATAGGGTTCTTAACAATATACATGACTGCTCAATACATTAGGATTTCAATATGAGTTTATATAAAGCAGAAATAGAGATTAAAAAAATACTACTTGAATGTGAAGCTGATGGCGAAAGTTTTGATGTAACATTAGGAAGATTAAATGAAATTAAAGTCTTAGGACATGTGTTTCCTACTCTTATGTTAATTGCTATCATGGATAAGTTTTCTGAGGGTTATGAAAGCAGGCAAAAAAAATACTTTAATGGAGAGGAAGATATACAAGGAGCATATGATGCTGCAGCTATTAAATGGAATAATAGATAATGGACATAGAAAAAATACCTATGGTACGTGTAACGTGGCTCGATGCCCGGGATACAGAAACTGGTTGGATGGATATTAAAAAAGTTCTTGATGCACCACTGGCTAAATGCCAGGAGGTGGGATGGATGGTAGTTAATAATTCAGAAAAAATAGTTATCATGCGTTCATTTGCCATGGATCCAGAAGATAAAAATGATATTAATGGTGGTGGTGCAATTGCAATACCTAGAACGTGGGTGGTACGAATAGAATATTTAAAGGTGGATCATGCAGACATACGAAATTAACTTATGGGAAGACAAGAGAGTAGTAGAGAAAATAGTTAAGCCGTTTAAGGATGATGAAGAAGTGCAGCAATATATTCTTGCTAATTATGACACTGCTTTAGATCCTAAGTTTCCTTCATTTGATCCAGATCGTGGATATTTAAGGCCTAAGGCCCAAAGATACATTATTACATGGTCTAAAATACATACTTATGTTAAGAAGAAGGCACCTACTAGATTATTACTAACAGATAAAGAAAAAGAACTACAGGAGACATTAGAAAAGTCTATAACAAGAGATACTATTAATGAATGGGGATACGATGAGATGATGCGTCAAGTTAGTAAGGACTATGGACCGAACCCCGAGGCCAAAGGATTTAATGACAAAAAGTAATAAAGAAGGGTTAACACCTAAACAAAAAAAGTTCTATGATATAATCAAAGACTTTATTAAAATGAATAAGTTTGCTCCATCTTATGAAGAGTTGAAGCAGCTATCTGGACTACAATCTAAAAGCAATGTTCATGCATATGTTCATAGACTTATAGCACGTGGTTGGATCAAAAATGGGAATGGCCGAAATCGGTCAATTTCCATTGTATAAGGTGTCTGTATAGTGGAGATTTTGCTCAAAAGTTTTTTTATGTTTTGTAAAAAGCAAGAAAGTGGTGACACAGTGACACATTTAGTGATTAAGTCAATAAT